ACCAGATACAATACCTGCTAGTCCAGATGTGTACCATGATGCCTCGTTATTCTGTTCGGCTGGAATGAGCGGTTGTAGTGCCATTTACGCTCCTATGCTTGTGGATCATCCATATCTAGACCAAACATCCTATTTGATCTATCTGTCTTTTCTTTTGGTGTTGTGGTTGTTAGATCAGGAAATCTTATATCTGCGATCGAATCAAACTCATCAAAAAATACCTCACCATCTCTAACAACTATGTATTTATAATTATCCTCAATAGGGTCGTAAACAACTTTACCATTTAGATTTTTACGTACCTGTTTCTGATTGTTTGGATCTCTGATATCAAAATTTAAAACTCCACCATATTTATTTTTAGTGGCATTTCTTAGCTCATCAGCCAGTGTTGTTGCAAAATTTGCAGCTCTTTCTGCTGCTAATGGTGGTAGGCCATCCTCAAGATAACTCTCTAGACTTACCTGATACAAAGCATTGCCTTTAGTCATAGATGCAATATCTTTATCTGATTGTAATTTTATTTTTAATCTTTCCATAGCAGCTTTATCACCAGCTTCTCTTTCACTTCTTAAAAATTCTCTTTCTGCTGCTGTCTTACCAGCTGCCGCTTGTTGTGCTTGTAAAACTTCAAATGGTTCTTTAGCTGCTGTTGCAGCTGTTGCAAATATATTACCTCGTGGTGGTGTTGCTAAAAGATTTAGACCAAAACTAGTTAAAAAACCTGGTATACCACTTGGTTGAAAATTAGGCATTTGTCTAACAGTTCCTGCTGTCGAATAATTTTGTCTTGGTTTATCTAATCCTGATGTAATACCAGTCCCTGATGAACCTCCCATTCTAAACATCGGTCTTTTTAATATTCTGTTCATTACTATCCTGTTACGTTCATAAATTTTTGCACTGGTGGATTAAATCCTGTGTATATACCTGCTAACGTTGAACCTATACCAAGAGCTGTTTGAATTGGTGTAGGATTAGGTACGTTTGTTGTTGCAAATTGTGCAGGGTATCCACCCATGATCCCTGTAACCTGACTTGCAAATCTATCTAATTGTTCCTGTGGTAGGAATGTAGCCTGTCTTGCTGCCTCTCTTGTAGCATCTGCCTGTGCCTGTGTTAGACTTCTATCTACTCCACCAAGAGCTCCTTGTTGAGCGATATCTGCTCTTTGTAATTGAGGTAATAATTGTGCTAGACCTAATTGATCTCTGAAAGCCTGATCTCTTCTTGCAACAGCCTGACCAAATCCTTGTTGTAGTAATCCTGCCTGTAATGCTGCCCTGTTTCTATCAGATGCTGCTCCAAACTCTGCTAACTGTACACCCTCTCTGCCCCCACCAAAAGCTCCTGATCGAACAGCCTGGTCCCTGATCTGTTGTTCTTGGGCTTTCGCCTGTCTGTCAAACTCTGCTAATGATGTATCGATGACCTGTTGTTGGTATGGTGACATAAAATCTGCCACTGTCCCCGTTCCTGTTCCAGCTCCAGCACCTGTCAGCTGTTGTGCTGATGTCAGAAAAGGTTGAAAAGAACCAATCCCTGCATCTGCTAGTGTTCTTGCTCTCTGTTCTCTTGTGGTTAAACCTGCAACTGTCGGTGCAAGTCCTGCTAGACTCTGTTGTCTTGTTGTAAATGCTCTTGCAGCATCCTGTCTTGCTGCAAAGTCGGCAGCAGATTCACCCGGCTGTTGTGATATACCAGCCAGACCTGTTGATACAACCGGTACACCCGACTGGGCTACAACCTGTTTTGCTAGATCTATACCTAGATCCTCGACAAATTGTGCTGGTAGATTTCTTGTAGTTGTGACTGCCATTATAATACTTCCTCTAATCTCTTCGATGTTTGAAACATTGCTCTTGCGCCTTCTAATCCTTGCGATTCCTCAGATACGTCACCCCCGGATTCGAGGTTCTTCATCATGTTATACATAACTTCTGCGCCTTGATAATCTTGCAGGTACATCGTCTGCTTTTTCCATACGTCCGATAGGTACAAAACCACCCTCAGCTCTTAGATCCATCTCTTTACCATCTAGATCTAATAGTGGCATTGTTTTCTTTGCTACTGGCTCTTTCATAGATCCACCCTCAGCTCTAAATCTTCTTCCAAGATATTGATTAGGGTTGTCTCTAATAGCTTGTAAATCTAGACCCTCACCTCTTAATATCTCCTGTGCTTCTTCTTCAGTTTCATCACCTGTGCCAAGACCTAATAGTGGTAATACCGATACTGCTGTAATAATACCCATTGGACTACCTAAAAAAGAACCTAATTTATTAGCTTGAAAAATTCTTTCTCCACCAATATTTTCAAAACCACCTAGACCAATTCTTGAAGCTATATTTTGTAAACCACCTTTTGTAAATATTCCTGGAACTGTAGAAAGAAATTTAGATGGGCTTAAAAAATTAGAAAACATACCTCCAAATCCTTTTCCTGCAGCTAAATTACCAAGACCACCTGCGCCTGCATATAACAATGCAGCTTTACCTACCGGTGACTTTGCGATCTTCTTGACCGTTCTTGTAACTTTTTTAACAAGTTTACCCAAACCATACATCTGTCTTGCTGATTCGAAATCAAACTCACCACCTACGACATCAGCGTTCATGATACCACCTTCAGCTCTGAATCTTCTTGATAATTGAAAAGGCTCCTCTGTTTCCGATTCATCTACCACTGGGTCCGTGGTCATTGGTGCTTTAGCCATCATTGGTGGTAAAATTATCGGCATATTATTATCGTTGTCATCATCATTATCATTTATAATAAAATCTGATATTCTGTCTCTTGGTATTCCAGGATCCATTGTATTTGCAAATAATCTTTTCTTTCTTTGTTGATTAATTAAATTAGAAATTATACCAATTGGAGAAATCTTTCGATAAAGATCAACAGCTTTTTCTAATATATTTGGTCTATCTTTTTGAGCTTCTCTAAAATCTCTAGCCTTTTGTATTTGTTCTTTAGTTACTGTATCAAATCTTCCTGATGGTGACGTATCAAATTGATCTCCACCTTGTCCACTTTCACCAACATCACCTCTATCTCCAGGATCTGCTCTTCCCGATTGAGCCGCCCCTGTTGATCTTGCTGCAGCGTCACCACGATATCCTTGTCTTGTACCACCAAATCCTGGTTGTACTAACATGCCACCGTTTTGTAACATCTGTTTTGCTTGTTGTGCTCTTGTTATCGCCATCGTACCAGTATATTATAAATTTGAGTCACTACCAAGTGGTAAAGACTCAACTGTTAATTTTACACTACGAGAGATATGCTCTCTTTTAGTAGCTGTTTCAGGGTTGTTTACATCATTATCTGCTTCTTCATCAGACATGTATTCTTGTCCTGTCTCTAAATTTTTTAAAGTAACTTCACATTCTGGTGTAATCACCAGTGTTCTTTTACCGTTAATGTCTTTGTATTCTGCTTTTGCTTTTTGTTCTATAAATGGCATTAGTCTCTATTTATCTCCAGTATTGATGCAATAACGTGTAATTCATTTGCATCTGTTGCTTGTGCCTTTAATACCTCATTTTCTTGTAAAATTAAAGGGTGAGTTAACAGCTCAGTTGTTGATTTTGAGGATATTGTCTTATCTTTAAATAGGTTAAATACTGCAGATGCAGCATCTGTTATAGTAAAAGTTATATCACATCCTGACCCAGCATCCTCTGTTACCAATATACTTTTAATGATAGCTCTAGAATCGGACGGTGTCGTATATACCGTTGTATTATCTGTGGTAGTTAGATCTACCTTTGCATTTCTATATATATTAGCCACTTATAAACCAAGAAAATCTTTCTTGCTCCTGTTTTGTTTCACTTAGATATGTCGAGTTTAATTGCTCCACGACAATAGATAAAGTTCTGTTTATCTGTTTCTGATTTGAGAAATCATATTGTTCTTTTGGTTCTGGTATTCTCACATTAATCTTTGGCATTATCTTCTCCCATCCGGTTGTAGATCTAATCTCAATGTTCCAAATCTCCAGGATTCATTGACCGCATCATTCTCTATCTTGACGCTAACAAATCTACCTCTTGCTCTTGTGTCTTTTTTATCTGTTGTTGAATCTATTGTAAAAGGACTCAAAGCTGTCTGTGTCTCTGATTGTTGCGGATATCTTTTTACATTAAGACTTACTTTAGCATTACCTATTAGTGTTTTAAAATCAGGAATAAATCTTCTCATCGCAAGAAATATCTCACCTGCAACTTTAGGACCACTTGCTTTACCCGTTGCATCTCTACCTCTTGACTCTAGATCTATATCATAAGATTGTATAAAAGATGGAACAGTGGTTGTTGAACCATCAGGATTAACCTGATCATTTCCTACCTCATGTTCGAATAGTATGCTCTGACCTAAACCAGATTCACCTATGATCTCTGGGAAAGTTCCTGTGGCAGAACTATTAAATTTTGTTGCAAAAGGATTTTTATATATGGTTGCATCCATCCAACTTGTTCTTGCCTCTGTTCCTGTATACCAAACACCACCCGGTACACCTGCTGATTCTGCATAATTAAATACTACATACTTATCATTAAACGTAGAACCTTGTGCTGGATAAGACCACGTTATCTCTGTAAATAGATTATTTAATCCTGCAGATACCTGCTGGCCTTTTGTAGTATCAAAGTTATCATAGACAAAATCCTCGACCGTGCATGGTATTGATTTAACTGTACCATCAAACAAAAAGAAACCTTTTGGACTTAACCAGAAAGCAGCTCCATCTATCTCTACAACCGCATTCTTACCTATCAATCCACAGTTTGTACCGACCTGCTCCAGACCAAATGTAAAAGGTGCACCGATAAATTTCATCGTATATAATGCATTGTCTGTCCATACCAGGATAACCTCTTTTGCTTTTATAGCACCCATGATCTTTGTTCCGTCCTGCAATCTAAGAGTTCCTGCAGTATTTATCGCGGATGGTACATATGTGTTTATATCTTCCTGATCTGAGAATCTTATAAACATATCATCCTGTGTCGTTGCTGTTCCGATAGTTGTCTCTGTTCCAAGGTGAATCAAGTGTCTTGTTGTTGGTGATACTAGCGTCACTCTAGATGCTGTTGGATTATTTGTGGTTGCAAATCCAGAAGTGGATGTTGATGCTCTTGTGGTAAAGCTTGCTGCGATAGATGCGTCCCAAGTAAATGTTTTACCGTTTGCAATAGTTGCAATAAGAACCTGTCCAAAATTATCTAATGACCATAATCCTGGTTCTAGTGTTACTGTTGCAGCGTTAACCGCATTACCAAAACTTGTAAAGTCTGTTGCGTTAGATACTGTTGCACCACTGCTGTGTGCCTGTCCATTGGATGTTCCAAATGTTGCTGTGCCTAAAGCTCCTCTGGTAATACCTGTCAGATCGTTTGAGCTCACACCTGTGTATGAAATCAACTCATTACCAACAGCTATAGTTCCACCACCTGTTGGAAAACCAGTTGTGGATGTTAATGTAACGGTAGCCCCTCCGCCCGTTCCTGTAGTGTTTGCGCCCAACGATCCATTTAAAGTTGTCGTGGTAACACCAGTTACAGTTCCTCCATAATTACCAATACCAAATCCATAACCATAAGACTGAGCGGAGGGCCCTACCTTCTCATATGGTTTTAGATCTATACTTCCACCAGATGCGGAGTTAACCGTGCTGGTAAAAGTTATGGTAAATGTTTTAGAGGTTGGAACTGTAATAACCTGAAAAACCTTATCTTCAAAATCAGAATTAGATTTGCCCGTACCTGATGGCAGAGTCACATTATCAAATAGAACTATGTCACCTATCTCTAAGCCATGATCGGCAGATGTCGTGATGGTGACTGTTGTGCTTCCTGACGATGTGAAAGTTGCACTCGATATGGTAGATGCTAGTGGTGACACATCATAGAATCTACCCTCAAAATATATAAGTAAAAATTTGTCTGTTCCTATCGCAACATATCTATTACCTTCTAGATCAACAAACGAGTGTAATTTTCTAGCGACACCAACAATAGATTCATTAACAAGAGATGACCAACCACCAACCTTTTCTGGTAATCCGTATCTGAATCTTACATTATCAGAATCGACCCAACGTTGCTCTGCACCTGCCTCTGTGCTTTGCTTGTCGATCCCTGGTTTGAATTTGAAATCAATTAGAGCCATGGTCCGTGCTCCTTATGCCGTGTTTGTCTTGAATGACCAGCCTCTTGTTGAATCTATGAATACCAAAGTGACAGCCTGACCGTTGGTTGTCAATTCAAGATTGGCTGCTGATGAATTTATGTTAGAACCGTTTCTGGCAACTGTGACTTTGTTAGATCCAAAAGTGCCTCGTGCATCTATGATCACTATCTCCTCACCAACACTAGGTGACGCCGGTAGGGTTATAGTGATAGGGTTTGTTGTCGTATTTGCTAATATCTGATCACCATCTGTCGATGTGTACGCCGTGATTGTTCCAGAATCTAAAGTTACATAACCCTTGTTCTGCAGACCAAGACTGACATTCGTGCCATCAGAATATATAAGAGATGTCGATCCTATCGGTAACACGACACCTGTTCCTGATACGGTCTTTACTGTTATAGTGCTAAGTGAGGATGTCCCTCTTGTGGTCGCATCCTCGAATATAATTATTCTCTCGGACCCATCAGGTATCGTGATATTTCTATTACCACCCAGAGATCCTGTCAATCTTATGTATAGGTTCTTACCGTTTGATGTCGCTCCCTGGTCCAATGCCAGTGCCAGATCACCAGATGCTAGAGCTGCAGAGCTTAGATATCCTGTGGATAATTGTTCTAATATCTGTAGATTTGTATTAGTTATAGTGCCCCATAGACCAGATTTTTCACCTGTGGTGATGAGTTCCAGTTTTGAGTTTGTTGAAAAAGTAGATGCCATATTAATAAGGTTTTATCTCGACCCAAGTCTGAGTTGCCCCTGGATCAATTTCACTCCATGTTATTGCCGAAGCATCATTAACTGTCAATGTCAGAGGTGATGCATCAGGCGTTATATTTGCGTCAGCGATTATACTAACAGACCCTGTGGCCATCGTCAATGCGTTTCCGGTTACAGAGGTTACCGCAGAGGCCTCGACTGTTACTGTTCCAGCACCCAATGTGAAAGGTATACCACCAGGAGTTACGTTAGCATCGGCCTCGATGGTTACGGTTCCAGCACTGATCGTGAGCGCATTACCAGTTACCTCAAATACAGAACCCGCAAGGGCTGATGCAGCTCCAACAGATACCGTTAACGCGTTACCTGATACGGTTACATTTACGTTCGGGTCGAATATGGATGTCGCTATTGGGACAGCTGATATAGAACTATGACCGAGCATCTATTATGCTCCTGGTTTAGTTGGCCATGTAACAGCTTCTACTTGTTCAACTGTTGTTAATCCATTTGTTAAATCTCTTAAATTTTGACGATATGTAGTCATATCTTCTGACATAGTCACATCTGATAAAGCATAATGATCTGTTTCTTTAAGTAAGTTATTTCTTTTAGCTCTTAAATCTTCCATAGCCATATCAAATTCACTAGGAGCATTAGCTAACCTTTGATTATATTCTTCTAATTCTTCAGTTGATAATGGTACTAATTTTTTATCTACTAATTTATTAATCATTATTCTGTTGTTCCATAAGTTAAAATTTTTCCTTGATTTAGATTACCAGAACTAGGTAATATTTTAAATTGAGTATAAGCTGATGCAACATTATGATAACCAGCACCATTTCCAGAATGACCATTTCCACCACTTCTTCTTCCACCACCAGTCCAAACAATACTGGTATAATCTCCAATTGCAGGATTTGTAAGTTGTATTGTTAAATTTTCTGCTCTAGAACTATTAGCTGTATTATTTATTAATACAAATTCTGAAACATTTTGATTGTTTCCTTGACCAATTGTTGTTGCACCATCATTTTCTGTTAATGCGTAGTAATAAGAAGATGTTGATGCAGTTCCTCCTGAATCAACTAATTGAAATTGAAAACCTTTATTATCTGTATCTACTCTTAAACCAACACCATAAATAACATAATTACTATATGTTGTGCTAAAAGGCGGATTAACTGTAACACTTGCAACTGCTGAAGTGATATCAGTTGTATCTAACAAGACCATGCTTCCACCTACACCTGCTGGTAGAGCTGTTACTGCTCCTAAAGATGCGTTAGCAATATTACCTTGAGGTATTGTTCCTGTTATTGCGTTTGCTCCACCTAATCTTGTTAATGCCATAATTTATCCTATTCTATAATTTTATATCCACCGAAATATGTTTGTTTATATGCACCACCAAAAGAATTTGAACCTGAAGAAACAACTGACTCTGCATGAGAATATATTTCAATATAGTCTCCAACTGATAAATCCATTGAAGCTTGATTGGTAATTTGATGATACATAATTGGATTTTGATTAAATTTAGTTTGATTATATCTAAAAACACTACCATTTTTATAAATTTGACAAGATGCCTCTAATAAATCTGAACTACCATTTCCTGCCACTACTTGAACACCAGCATAAAAAAAATATTTACCAGCTTGTCCAGATGGAACTGTAAATCTATAGTTACTTGAATTGTCATAAGCACCAGCAGTATCAAAAGCTTCTGTATTAAATTGAACTTTAACAGAACTATTATTTGCAACTCCAGTTTGAGATGAACCTAAATAAGCTTCAAAAGCTGGAGTGTTAGTGCCACCAACAGCTGCGCCGTCATTCTGTAATGTCCCTATGATATTTGTCGTGTCACCAGATGCACCGATAGTGATCGTGTTACCACTCTCGTTGATAATGTTATTACCGTCTGTGTCCTGTATCGTGTCTACTTTTAATATACTTGTCATAATTTATCCTATTCTATAATTTTATATCCTGAAAATATACTTGTTCCTAAAGTATTTATTGAACCACCAGCATTATGATAAGCATAAACTTCAATATAATCTGATACTGCTAAATCAACTAATTTTGATATTTGTATTGAGCCATAATGATCATGATAACCTTGGATGTTAGGATCAATGGCTGTTCCATTTTTATAGATATAAATTCTCTGTTCATTAAAATTAGTTGATGATGCTGATTGCCAACTTGCATAAAAAAAATACTTACCAGCTTTTCCACTAGGAACTGTAAATTTGTCAGATGCAAATGCACCATCACTGTCAAAAGTCTCAGTGCCAAAAGATAATTTTGTTATCGTAGTATTTGCTATTGATTGAGCTCCACTATCCTCAACTAAAAAATTTGGAGTGTTAGTTCCACCAACACCTGTCTGTGTTACACCACTAGGAATAGATATAGTCTCCCCAGATTGACCAATAGTAATGGTCCCTGATCCAGAGCTTGTCTCTATATTCGATACTTTTAATGTTCCGTTTGCCATAATTTTTACTCCACTAATTTAAATCCTTCAAAATAATTATATTCAGCCCCAGTTAATATTCCTGGAGTCCCTGACGCATCTTCTATTCTTCCATAAACTTCTATATAATCTGAAACTGATAAATCTAAAACAGCAGATACATCTAAAGTAAATCTATGTTGTGGATTATTGTCATGATTGTTTCCTTTTTCTTTAATCTTAGTTCCATTTTTATACAACCTAATAGAAGATTGTTTCAATTCACTATTTCCATTAGCTGTAAGATACAAAGATGCTTTCAAATAATATTTACCAGCTTGACCAGAGGGTACTGTAAATCTGCCTGTTGAAGTATCATAAGCACTTGCAGTATCATAATCTTCTGCTGTAAAAATTATTTTAACATCACTATTATTACTCCAACTTGCAGAAACTGTTTTAGCTGCAAAAGATGGTGTGTTAGTTCCGCCAAATCCGGTTGCTGTTCCAGAGTTAGCGATTGTAACGCCTGAAGGAATACTTATTGTATCTCCTGATGTACCTAGCGTTAGCGTAGTGCCTGTAGCTGGATCGACCTGATTTGTTTCTAACTTACTCATTATAAAATTACAAATGTACTCCCTGATGGAATCGTGATCGTACCGCTAATAGTTACTGGTCCGACCAATGCTCCGTTTGTTGAGCCCGCCATTGACAATGATGACAATGTCTGAGCGTTCTTTACAAAAAATGTAGAGGCTAGACTTCCGGCTGTCACTGTTGAATCGGTTGGTGTGCCGATGTCAAAAGTATTACCGAGAACGACACCAAAAAAAGTATCAGAGCTAGCGGGATTTCCTGTGAAGGTTATCTGGCTGCCGGATATCGTAAATGCGCTTACGGGTTCTTGTACGACCCCTGAGATGGAGATGATACAACTGGCCTCGTTTCCTGGAAGCACAGCAGTGCCACCGACCGTTAGGTTAAACGGTCCTGCAGTTGATCCGGTGAACGATCCTGATATGTCGTCCAATATCTGATACGCACCCGTCTGGGGAGCTTTGCCAACGTAAGCCATATGTTTTTATCCTTTACTCTGTTGGGATCGGATTGTCAGTCTTGACTTTTGCCACATGATCTTTCCATGTAGAAGTGCCGTCCACAGAATCGTGGTACTGCATGTCGAGCTGGTCACCCAAATCACCATAGGCCGCTCTTCTTGCAGCTCTTGCAGTGTTTTGTCTTTCAGACAAATCAGCAGCAGAGTCTAAAGCGTTCAGTTGCTCGTCAGTAGGTTTTGTTACACTGGAAATATTCCATTCCTTAATGTAAGGGCCTTGACCGTTCGAGTCATCCTGAAGTAGAACGTCTTTTGAAAAGTCAACAGTTGCTACACCGTTGTCGGCGCAATATTGTTGAACTTTAGTTGATAGTTGTGCCATGGTTTTCCTCCTTATTCTTCGTTATCTATAACAGTGTTTCCCTCAGAAATCCACTGTTGAATTGCTTGATAGTCTTTGTTTGCTTCGTCATTTGGTACATAAATGATATTATCATTTTCTAATGTAACTTTTAAAACATCAGTTGTTAATGGTCCTATTGTTGGTTGTGTTTCTACTTTTTTAATAATCATAATTATAACTCCGCATCAAATAAAACACTTGCAGCTGATTGTGTATGTAGTCCAGTAGCATTTCCTGCTGATAGTGATCCTTGACTTGATCTTGTAAATATAAACCCATTTTGAGTTGTTGAAGCTGAATATAAAGCTATAGAACCTATAGCATTATCACTAGCTGGAGCTGTCCAACAATTAAAAGTTCCTGTAGTAGAAAGACTTGGTAAAGCTCTAAATTTAGTTATAGCAGGCAAACAACCAATGGCAGTCTCTGAACCATAAGCTTGTAAGACAGTCAATACAGTATTAGAACTTTCTTTTTCAATTTTTTGAAAATATCTCTGACATCTTAATAAATTTGCATCAACAGGCAAGAACTCAAAATCAGATGCAATTGTTCCAGCTTCTAATTGTACTCCAGTAACATACCATTCGTTATCTGTGCTATCCGCAAGGTTAACTTGACCTACTGCATTGTTAGCATTTGTATTAGATTCCCAAGTTGTAGCTAAACTTCCAGATGTATAATCTGTTCCAGCACCTAGATAAAAATAAAGTTGCAAACTTGTTCCATTGTCATTATTTAAAGTTCCAGTGGTATCTGCATCAAAAGTTATTGTTTTCTTTTCCCAAGTATCAGCAGATGAAATAGTATAAGATTTTGAAGTTGATCTTGTGTTGTCTGCATCTCTAAGTCTTGTAATATACGTTCCAGTTTTATTTGATCTTACCCAAAATGAAAGAGTTAGTTGTTCAGCAGAAGATGTTCCTTTTTTTAAATACTGTAAATTTTGACCTTCTATTTTTTGTGTAATAAAAATATAATCACTAGCAGCTGGAGAGGCATCAGCAGTTGTGCAATCCATTTTTAAAGAAGTTGCAAAACCTTGACCAGTAGGCACTGTCGTTGATTGAGATTGTGTCCAAGTTCCTTGACTGCTTATTTCTTGTTTAAATCTATCTACTGTTGCATAAGAACTTCCAGTTAATGATGTTGCTGAAGTCGCTCTTTGAGCAATGCTCATATCACCATTAATAATTATATTTCTAAAATTTGGTTGGTTTGTGCTTGTCTCTAGTCCTGCTGATTCTATTTTATCTATTGCCATAATTTATCCTAACTACCTATTAATTTAAAAATTGTTCCACCTGTTACTATTACACTTGATGAACCATTAAACTGTGCTGTACCACTATTAATATAAACAGTGCCTGTAAAATAAACTTGATCTCCAGCAGCTAAAGCAACAACACCACTACAGCTATTTGTCATAATATGTCTGCCACCAGCATTTCCAGTTTGACTTTTATTATCTGAAGCTACAAGTCCAACATCACTATTTTTACGAATTGTAAGACTTGCCCAAGATGTATTATTAGAAGTGCTTGATTGACCATCCATTACAATAGAAACAAAATAATTACCATCCTGACCACTTGGAACTGTCCATTTGTAAGTTGAACTATCCCATCCAGATGCAGTATCTATTGCAGCTGTAAGCTGCATAATTGTTTCACTACCATTTGATACAGATTGATTAGCATTTAATCTTCCTTGAAAATATGGAGTATTATCTCCACCAACTAAAGACACATCAATTCTTTTTAAAACTCCTCCATCACTAATTAAAAGTTCATCTGTAGAGGCAGGAGCAACAGCGAGTTCTGTTTGACCAGAAATAACGTTATTGTTTAAATGTTCACTTTCAACAGCATCATCTGCTATCTTTGCTTCTGTAACCGCATCCGCAGCTAATTGTGCTGTATCAACAGATCCTGCAGGAGGATTTACTGTTCCTACAGATCTACCTAAAAATACACAGTACATCTCATCAGTACCATTTGTTAATGCCGCTGATAGTGTGAGGGTGGTGCCCGATGCAGTATATGCTTTACCAGATCCTGGCTCCTGAACTACGTTATTAATTACTAGCCTGATATCGTTCTCGTTGGTAACACTATGTGATAACGTGTACGCGGTCTGAGAGTTTACGATTGTAAATACCTGTCTCTCGAAACTTATAAAACTTCTTGCTGGAATATTTCCTAAATATGCCATGAATCTCCTTACGTACTAATTGCATCGACAACAGACATCCAAACACTTAGTGAACTTGCAGTATCCGATTGTGCTTTCACTATATCTCCAGACTCAATTACTATTTTTGAACCTCCATCAATAAGTTCCAAAGATCCGCCTGGAACTATCGGTGCATTTTTAATTAAGTAGTGGTCCTGAGAACCACCTGTTACAGAAGATGTAATAAACACATCTGCATTTATTGTTGATGTTGTAATATTAGCTAAACGAACAGAGATAATCGCATCGTCAGAATTACTTGTATGTACTGCTGTTGCTGATGTCCCTACCGCGTTTAAACCATATCTTTCAAAATCTTGTGCCATATTACTCCTTTACTATAAGGCGATTGCCATTGCAACCGCAAATCCTGCTGATACTCCCGCAGATCCACTGGAAGCAGCGGTGACCCTACCTTTAGCGTCTACCGTGATTGATGAATTTGTATAACTGGCTGCTGATACACCAGAATTTGCTAGTGTCAGTGCCCCGCCAGATGCTATCGTTGCATCTCCAGATATGTCTACTTCCTCAAATGACGTGCCATCAGCTACTAAGATTTTATTCGCCGTATTTGTCGGCATCTTTAATTTAGATCCAACAGTCACATCACCTATCGTGACTAGATTAGAATTAATCTTATTACCTATATTCGTGACGTGATTACCCATGTATCCATGAGATGAACATTGATAATACAGAATATTTGGTGTTGTCTCATCGACAGCGATCTGTGTGTATGCACCAGATGATCCAGGTGCTGGTGAGCTTCCTGTATTTGTTACGCCTGTCGTATACTCTGTAGTCTTAGCAGAATCTAAATAGAATCTTAAAGGGTGTCCACTGTTTGATGAGTCTGATTGATCAAATCTATAATATTGTGCGTAAGCCGAGTTTGATGCGTCCACACCAGTTAATCTCAAAGCAGGTGCCTCTAATCCATCTAGGAAATATGCATTACCAGAACCCACACCCTGATATGGGTGATTACCAGACTTACTATCAACTGTGACCGTGATTACCTTTGGCGCTGATGAGGAGGCATTTTCCTCTGGAAATGGTAAACCTATCTTTGCACCAGGCACCGTACAGAATACTTCTGTTGCACCTGCAAAGTTTACTTTTGCATCACTGTTAGAACTGGAGATAACATAAGTTCTAGCGAGTGTGCTCGCTCCTGAGTTTAAAGTTCCAAAACCAACCTCGAAGTTTGCTGTTCCTGTCTCAAAGATACAGTAATAGGTAGTATTGCTTCCACCAATGCCAGAAGCAAAAGTCTCAAAACCTGTTACTGCTCCTCCTAATGTAAATGTACCTGTTCCAGTGGTTGAACTGGATTCTTTTACTCTGTCGTTTAATTTAAACGCCATTTATTTTTTCTCCTATTACGATGCTAAACTTATAATAGCATTAGCTGGTGTTCCAGTAGCTGGAAATACAATTTTAAAATCTCCGTTTGTAGCTGTCTTTGTTCCACCGAAATCTAAAACAACACATAATTTATCACTGTTGGTATCATTGTATATCGCACCAAAAGCAGCTGAGAATGTTGCACTAGAAAATGTTAAATCATCAAAATCAACAAAAGATGTTGCACCTGCAGTAACCGATTGGTTTTGTAAAACTAGACCAGTTGTTGTATAACCACTACCACCACCTGAGCTTACCTCGTTAGTAGTGTCATATGCAGTGCTTGATGTCGTATATGGATTAGACGTGTACAGAGCTAATTTAAAACTATTTCCACCACTCGCAAAATTATGCGTGCCTGAAAGTAATTCAGCTTTAAATGCATTAGGTATTACGTTTGCCATTTATTATCTCCTTAATTATGGTGATGGTGATTGTAAAGGAGTACGAATAACACCATCTTGATATTCGTCTCGGCGTCTTCGACCCATTTGTTCGATCGAGTACGATTGAAGAGCTCTTCTATACGAAGCTTCGTAGTATTGTAACATATCTGCTGGACCTTTCAAGTACCCATATGCCTCCACAAGACATGCATATAAAAGCAGATCCTGATATTTATTAGACACATAAGTCCCGTTTGTTGCTGCTGCAGCTCCGGTTGGTTGTGTCGTATCTGTGATACTAAAAGGTTGTTTCACATAGGCTAATGTTATCTCATAATTAGCATTTGGTGTAGGCGCCACCACCCAGAAATTAGCGTCCCAATTAGCATAATATTTAGGAATCCCAGATGCCGTATCGGGCGTATCATAAAAAGTTGCCATATAACTAGCCTCTTTTTTCTCTAGAAAAGTCTGTACGTTTGGCGTAACATTTGTATCTTTCAATTGAACATATCTTATACTTCTAAGATCCGATGGTATTGTAACATATCTATTTCCTGTAACCAATGTTGAGGTTGCATAGAATCTATTATCATCCGAATCGGACTCTCTATATATCCTGTTTTCTGCATTTTTTATTATAGGATCAAGGACAGAATCAGAAAAAACAGTGCTATCAACCTCTGTGTAATTTCTTATATCCTCCTGTAGATTAGCTAAAGTATAAGTCATTACGATACTAACTCCTGACAGAGAGGACAAGATTTTCTAAATCTTTTGTGACCAGAACAATGTTCTGCTTTTACTGCCTCTTCGTTTTCATATACAGGTGTGTCTGATTCTTGAGGTTTTAAATATAATTCTGCGTGCTCATCCATATCCTCAGGACACTGACATTGTTTAATACCAATTATTTTACAAAATAAATTTTTAATCCATTTAATCATGCCGTTACCGTCACAGGTCCTGCTGATGCAGAACCACCTCCTCCTGTCTCACTTATACTAGATGTCGTAGCTGTTGCAAAGGTATAATTATCATCATCTACTTTTGTGATTGTGTAGCCTGTAGCTAGATTTATAGTGGCTGCAGCAACACCCCCAACCACACTTGCATCTCTAAATCTGACGGTATCACTAGTTGATCTACCATGATCTGGTTCATTCACAGATATAGTTGCAGATCCACTTGTTGTTGTAAATGGATTTAAAGGTAATATTTTTGGAACAGCAGTCTCTATCCTATCTGGTCTCACGTGTCTCAAAGATATTGAATCACCGTTCATGGGTTTTGGTTCTAATTGTGGCTGCTTTGGTTCAAACTCTGAAACATGAACAAATGATCCATTCCATTCTCTGACCATCTCTTTATATGGAAACTCCATACCGGATCTATCTGATATTGCTCTTGCGTATTTACCTGTTGCGTACTTTGCCATTATGTTCCCGGATAATAAGCTTTAGGCGTAATGTGTGTGCTTGAAGCTGATCCGTCCTCCTGTAATGCTCTTTGAAATTCATCCTCATAAACTAATTTCATTCCTTGCATTAATTGTGGTGCATATTTCATCGATAGATAATATGCCAAACCTGAGACCATGCAAGGCACAAACCTGAATGGAACATCTGTTGCATTAGTATATGCCCCTATATCTTGAATTCTTTTTATAAAAAAGAAATGCATATCTTTAGATGCATTACTTGAATCTGGTGTTGGATAGATATGTATTCTAACCTTATCTATAAATCTCTCTACCCAATATTGATTAGGTGTGCCCTTTGATAATTTGTTTGAAAATCCTGCATAAGTTGATCTATCAACCTTTGTCATTGGACTGTCGGATTGTGTTGTCTGAGTTCTGTTAGATCTTAATTGTGCTTCTAAAACATCTGATATACCAAATACGCTTGCAGGTGCGGTTGTGGTTGCACTAGTCCCATCAGCTGTGGATCTAAAAAAATCATAATCTGATTGACCCTCAATCAAATCTAAATTTGTGTCTCCTATCTCCCAATAGTGGATACCTCTATTGCCCCACTCTTGAAACATTATATTAAGAGATCTTCTAGATGTTTTTAATTGATAACCTGATACGTTTTGAATACCTAATCTTTCAAAAGCCTCTTCTATTATCTCATCAATAGAAAAAGTTTTATCAAATGTAGTTGTACCAGAGGTAGTGTTAGCCATTTAACCTCCTAGCCAGTATAACCAATAGTAAGAGATCCTGTGTTAGTCATAGTCGCATGAACACCATTTTCAAATCTTATGCCATTCCCTGGAACAAAAATATCTAAGCCCTCTGTTCCAAAATCAGCTTCAAAAACTTTAGCCCCTGTACTACCAGATGAAATATCTCTTAACACAACGACAGATGAGGCTGCTCCCGCAGCTTGTATGTAAGTAACTCTACATGGACCTATATTAGTTGTTCCACCAGAAATAGTTTTTACCTGTCCTGTGCTAGCTATATTTGTAAACTTTTGATCTGAACTCATATTATTCTCCTTAAAATTTAAGCATGGGGCCGAAGCCCCATACTAAATTAATTATTAACTTACTGTAGCGCTAAAAGGTGTAGCTAAGTTACTAGTTCCTCCAGTGTGGACTTGAACACCCCATCTGTTTGCACCAATAGCTTTGCAAGTTATGATTGATCCAGCTAATCCTCCAGTAGTAGTACCATTTAAAGTAATAGTATCTGAAGCAGCTGCAGTCATAAAACCTTCAGCATTATCGTTTGTATCCGTATCAACAATGATTGCATTACCAGTCATCGTGTCACTAGCGTTAGCAACTTTTAATATAAAGCTGCCTGTTTTAGTTGTTCCAATGTAGATCTCAAAAGAAGCACCTAAATTATTTGCTGAGTTTGGATCGTTACCTGGACC